ACCGACACGATGAACGCTGCTTCGTTCGTGGCGGCGAAAGTTTCGTTGAGACGGGTCACGCTGATGCCGTTGCCCGCGAACGCGAGCAGGTAGCGCGAGAGGTCGGCGGCAAGCAGGATCGGCTCCCCGGCCTGAGCAAGCCCATCAAGTCCAAAGGTCGAAGCCGCACTGAGGTTTGCAAACATGTACGGACGGCCGTAGATGCGCGCGTCAGAGAGCATCATGTTTGCTCCGGAGTTCTGGCTGATCGGTCCAAACTGCAGCGTGCCCTGGTTTCCTGCCGTTCCGTTTCCCGTGTTGTTCTTGCTGTTGAAGATGAACGTGCATCGGTCCCAATAATGAGGGGCGAGACGCTCGTCCTGGCACAGTCCAAGGGTGCAGGCCGCAACTTGGGTTGATGGAGTGACCGCTCCAGCACCCATCGCAACGGCGCTCGTGATGCTGCGGCTGTAGCGCTTGAGCGTGTTTGCGATGCCGTGACATGCGTCAGATCCAGCCGTGCTGGCCGTGCCCGCGGTCACGCTGTCATCCTTGTTGCCGATCAGGATCTGGCGAGACAGTTCCCGCAGGATGTCCTGGGAAGCCTGGCGCACGATGATGCTCTCGACACTCGCATCGCCCATCTGCGCCGAATCCTCGACCAGTTCCTGAGAAGCCCGCACCATCACGCTGATGCGCTTCAGGGTGAACGTGGACGTGCCGGTTCCGGTGTTGCTTGTGCCGGGATTGGTCAGGCTTGGCACCACCACCTGCGCCTGGCTGCCAGCCGTCGCGTCGATCAGTGTTCCAGCCTCGCCAGGGTTGTTCTGGACGCTGAACCCGCGGGGCGCAGAGCTGCTGGAGTTCGGCGGAGTGATGATCGGAACGCTGAAAGTGCCGGTCGAGGTGTAGACCTTGCTCACCTTGCCGACGATGCGGTCGTCGCCCAGCTCCTCCATGAACATGTTGGAGTAGGTGGTCGGGAAAAGCACCGCGCCGCCGGTGGCGCTTCCCTCGCTGAGGGCACGCGCTTCGGTGTCGGTCAGGCCCTTGTGGCCCTTCGCCAGGTAGTTGCGGAACAGCGCGCGGTATTCCTCGCCGCCGCGGTCCAGCTTGTTGCTCTTGTCAGCCATCGCAGTCTCCGGGGTTAGCGCCGGGACTGCGCAGCAAAATGGCGCACTGACCCGGCGGTTGTCTTCGTCGTTGACATCCGCAGTTCGGGCCAGTGCGCCACACGGGCTGCACGGAGGCTCGCTCGCTCGTCAGTCAGCGTGCACTAGGCAGAGGCTGCTGGGAGCGGAGGTATGAGTTGTCGGGTTCATTAGACCAATTCAGAAACCGGGTTCAAGGGGCAACGTCACGCCTTGGGAAACATCCTCCGCACACGCTTGGCCGGCGCCGCCTGGGCCTCGGCCCGGGCCTCGACGCTTGTTGCGGGGTTTGCCGGAAAAGTGACCAGGCTCAGTTCCATCAGGTCGGCGTCGAGGATCACTCTTACGGGCTTGGTCTCGCCCTTCTCGTATCGCTCCTCACGCACGATGAAACCGAAGGAGCACTGGCTCACCACGCCACTTTGGATCAGAGCGTGAGCCTCCCTGGCCGTAGCGGTGTCTGGCAGGGTCGCCTCGAATCCGAGTCCCGTGGCGTCGGTCCAGACACGCAGGTTGCCAGCTCGGACGCGAGCCAGGGGCTTGCCGGTGTCGTGATTCCAAAGCAAAGCAATGTCGGCCGGGTCCTCCATGGCCCGGTCGAACGCCTTGGGATCGACCCGCTCCATCTCGCGGCCCATGTCATAGGGGGGGTCCCAGACGACGGCATAGCCGCGGACCTTGAGGTCCTTGGACTCCGACAGAGTTCCGGTCGCTCGCGTTTCAGTATTGTGCATGGGTGTCCTCCAGGACAGGGGTTTCGGTTGTCTCAAGGCGAACCATGTCCAGCAGCTCGGCCGCAGCTGAGCCCGGAATGGTTGCCCATCGGTCGATGACGGTGCCAACGTCGGCGATGGCCCCAACGCTGCTGCGCAGGTGCCTGGCGTGACGCAGGAGGCAGTCGGTCAGCACCTTGAGGGCCTTGTCCTCGTCGCCGTACATGCGGCCGAGACCGGCCACGGTGTCCCGCAGTTCGGCCTCAAGGCAGTCGATCGGAGGCGCCCACTTGTCGAGCTTGGCCTGCGTCCGCTGGCGGGGCAGGTATTCCGAGACCCGCTGCAGGTGGCGTCGAAACGCACCCTCGATGGCCGGACGCACGGCCGCCCTGGCAGCCATCCTCTGGGCCGCGGCAATGCCTTCGGCAGCCCGCTGAGCCTCGGCGTCATCGTCTGCAGGCTCCTCTGGCGCGCTGGATGCCTCCGGCTCGATCTCGTCGGGCTCGATGTCAACGGACGGCTCCTCAGCCTCCGTCGCCTCAGCGGGCGCGGTAGGGGCCGCAGCGGGCTGCTGGCCCGGTGCCTCGGTGTTCATCGGCAGACGGATCACGTCGCCGCCATCCACGGCCGGGCGTCCCTCCAGGGCCCGCACCTCGTTGGGGGTGAGGATGCCGTTGGTGATGGCGGTGGCGTACGCCTGGAACCGCGTGCTCATGTCAGCCCGCAACAGGCTGCCAAAGTCGAGCCTGGTGCAGAATGGCTCGCCGCGCACGATGAGCTTGCGACTGGCCTCCAGTTCAAGCTTCGCCGCCCAGCTGGCCAGCGTCATCTTCACGAACTCGGAGTCCGCCTGCTCGGTGCTGTTGTACGAGCCCGCCTCAGTGTCGCCGACCTTGTGGGCGGGGACCTGGAACATGGCCGCGATCTGCTGGCGGCAATACTTCCGCATCTCGATCAGCTCGGAATCCTTGAACGTCCCCGAGATGGGCTCGTACTTCAGGCCGTCCTCCAGAACGGCCACACGGCCCGCTCGGCTCGCGCCGCCGTGTGCCGCCTGCCACGCCTCCCGCAGGCGCTTCGACGCCTCGGGGCTCAGGCGACCAGGCATCTGCAGCGTGCCAGCCGGGACGGCATTGTTGGAAATGAACCGAGTCACGTACTCGGTGATCTCCAGTTCCAACGCGATCACGTCACGACCAAGATGGATCGGGGGCACGCCAAGCAGTCCGTCAAAAGTGGTCGGCCCGACAAGGTGGAACATGTCGTACGCACGGAATCGACGCATGGCCTTCTCGGCGTTGGTTCCCGTGTAGCGACCAGTCCAGACCTGGTAGTAGGGCTGGTTCTGTTGGTCTCGATACATGTGCACGTAGTCAGGCCGCAGGGCCTCAAGGGCAACCGGACGACCGGCGGGGTCGCGGTGGATGTAGGCGTAGGCGTTGCCGGTCAGGAGGCAATCAGTCAGCAGCTTCTCACGCATCTGGATGGCGCCCACGTCATCCGACGCCTCATAGTTCAGCAGGTTGTGCAGCGGGTGCGCTGGCTCGGCGATCTTCCCGTCTGGAGTCTCACGAAGCACCTGCCACTCCAGCCTGCTGATGCTGGAGGCAATCAGTCGCACGCAGGCGTACACACTCGGAGCCTCAAGGGCCCTGGCTGGAGTGATTGCCTCGCCCGTGTACGAGTAGGACTGCACGTAGGACTGCACCGCTCCACTCGTCGCCTGGCCGATCGGAACGGTGTCCTCAAAGTCAGAGCGGGGAGGGGTGGGGCCGAGGTAACGGCGCAGAATGTCTCTCAAAGCCACTGGATGGTCCTTTCGGGTTCTTCGTAGACGCTGGGGCCGTGCTCGTCCTGCTTCTGGTGCAGCCAGGTGGCGAGCGCGGTGACGAGAGCAGCGAGCGGGTCAATGCGCTCCGTGCTGCTCGACTTCGACGGCTTCAGGTTTCCGGCCGGGTCTTGATCCACGACCGTGTTGGAGACTGCCCAGTTGAGCAGGCAGTTGTCCGGGTGACGAATCTTCCGGCTGGTCACGAGGGCTTCGAGCCGCTTGCACGGCTCGCTGAGCGTTCGGAATCCCTGCCGCACCTCAAGCATGGGGACGCCCTCGGTGTAGAGCCCGCTGGCCAACTGCGTGGCGTTCCAAGGGTCGTAGCCGATGTGCCGCACCTGGTAGCGGCGGAACGCGTCGCGGATGCGGGCCGCGATGTGGTCGTAGTCCACCACCGAGCCCGGCGTCGGGTGCAAGTGGCCCTTGCTCGCCCACACGTCGTACGGGGCCCGGTCGCTCCGGCTGCGCCGGCGGATGCCTTCCTCCGGGCACCAGGTCCACGTGAGCACGTCCACCGACCCGTCTGCGGATGGGAACACCAGCGCCAGCGAGGACAGGTCCGTGGTGGTCGACAGGTCCAGCCCGCCCCAACACGCGCGGCCCTGCAGGCTGTCGGCGTCCGCCGCGCTCGACGCGCACGCCGCCCAGGCGTCGCTGCTGATCCAGACCCTCTTGCTTTCGGTCCACTGGCACAGGTACAGCTGGCGGAACGTGGTCTCGTAGGTCGGCAGTTCCTTGGCCTTCTCGCACTCAGCCCGCAGGAACTCTTCGGACACGGTGACACCCAGAGAGGGGTTGCACTGCCGCCAGACCTTTGGGCTCTTCCAGTCCGCGTCGACCGGAGCGGAGAACAGCACCGGCATGAACGCCGGGTCTTCAATGATCCCGTCCCGCACCTTGGCCGCGTAGTCGTGCAGCTCCCAGCACAGGCTCTCGCGGTCGTGTCCTGCAGTCGTGATGCACACTTGCAGCGGCTGCGTGCGGGCACCCATTGAAGTCCTCATCGCGTCGTACAGGTCGCGGTCCGCGAAGGTGTGCACCTCGTCAAAGATCACGCAACTGGCGTTCTTGCCGTGCTTGGTCCCGGCGTCGCTGCTCAGCACCTCGAGCTTCGATGTGCCGAACGTGATCACGTTGCGGAACACCTCGACCTTCGACGCCAGTTCAGCGTTGCTCTGCACCATCTGCCTGCACGCGTCGCCGACGATCGCGGCCTGGTCCCGGGCCGAAGCACAGCAGTACACCTCGGCTCCCTGCTCATGATCACACAGCAGCATGTACAACCCGATCGCAGCCAGCAGGGTGCTCTTACCGTTCTTGCGCGGGATCTCGATGTACGCGCTGCGGAAACGCCGCGTACCGTCGGCACGCTTCCAGCAGAGCAGGGCACCGAGCAGGTTGCGTTGCCAAGGCAGCAGCTCAAAGGGCTGGCCCGCCCACACGCCCTTCGCGTGACGCAGCAGCCCGAAGAACCGCGTCAAGCGCTGCAGTTCCTCCACGTCAAACCAATCGCCCTTGCGGGCGGTGGCTGACGCACTGAAGCCCGCGACGGGGTCCAGCTTGTCAGGCGATCTTCGGCTTGAGGAGCGCGTCGATGCCCGAGGCATCCCCCTTCTGCTTTCTCGACGAAACTAGACCCACACGACTTGCAGGAGTCAGCCCAAACTCCTTGCCGATCTTCGACGCCTCAGCCCAGGCATCGTCACGGACTTTCTTTGACGGATTCTCCTTTTTCCCGTGCAGGCTTTCAATGGCCAGGCCGGTATGCCTCACCTCATCCTCAGCCCGCTCGAACTCGGCCATGGCATGGGCCCAGCGGTTGTGCGCGGCGTAGTCCTCGGCCGCGTACAGACCCATCCGCCGCAGGTCCTCGATCAGCCGGTCGAAGT